CGATAGGTCACAGACCCGTCATCGTTGACGGTCTTCCATACCTGCCGCCCGGTCTTGAAATCGTAGTCGAAAAGCGACCACGCGCCGTCCCGGATGGTCACTTTTCACCCGGAAAAGCGTCTGCCCTTTCCGCCTTGCCAGCGGCAATAAGCGCCTTGGCTTGGGTAAGCGGCAGTTCAATCACCTGGCCCGCGTCAACGCGAACGTCTTCTTCCGGCCAGTAGGCATATTTCATCAGAACGGGGGTGGTGGTTTCTTTCGTCGCCATTGGGGCGCTCCTTTTAGGCCGCTCGGCCATGATTAGGGTGGAAGTCGTGGGCAATCTCTGCCGCCTTGCGGGCGGCGATTGCTTCGTCGAAGGCATCAAACACACCAAGGTGAATCTTGCGGTAATCCAGCGTAATGCTGGCGACCCAACGGCCATTGCGGTGCGGGTTGACGCCCATGACGCCGCTTGTGTTGTTGCAGCGGATTTTCATGTTCTTGCCATTAACCGACTGCGGCGCTTCCCGCAGATTGATTAAACGGTTGTTGGTCGGGTCGCCGTCAATATGGTCAATGCCAACGGCGTCCTCATTGTGGATCATCTTCCAGATGATGCGGTGCGCGAGATACTTCACGCCGAAGATGCCCGCGTATCTGTGGCCGGTGGGCAGCGCCGTGATAAACGCCTCTTTGCCCGCGAACCTGCCGTTCCAGATCGCGGCGTTGTGTTCGCGCCTCTGCTTCCCTTCCGTGAACCGCTCAAGGCCGCGTTCCTTCCAGAACAACTTGCCCGTATCGGTTTCATATCGAAGGATTTGACAAAGCACCTCTTGCGAGGGCAAGGCTTTTGAAGCCATCCGTGAACCTCCTATGTTCCGGTTATGGTGAGGGCAGGCAAAGGATTGGCGTCCAATGCCTGCCCGATTGCTATATGAGAACAAAGCCGGAACGTAAAGCCTACGACGAGGCAGAAATCCCGAACACGTCCTCAATGCTGCCAAGACCGGCCTCGTTTTTGACGCAGAGGGTGTGTTCCCCAATTATCACGCCCGCCTTGGAGTCGGCATTGGTCGTCACTTCCGGGTCCGACGCGATTTTGCGCAGCACCTTCATCGCAAGCATGTCGTCATCGATCAGGTGAACGCGACGGGCAACAGCCGCCGAAGTCGCCATGACGCGGTTCGGAACAACCGCGATCCGGCCAAACGGGCCTTCGTAGTAGTCCGCCGTCGCAATGATGGTCCGCTTGTTGTCAGCAGAAACCGCCATGCGGAAGGGGGCCACGTTGGTATCCGACATGAAGGTGACGAAAACCGACTTCACGTAAGGCGACACAACCGCATACTTGATGTTCGCGCCGGAAACGTAGGCCGCTTGCATCGTCGTATCCAGCAGTGCCTTGGAGAATGCCCGCAGCGTGCCGGTCGTAGCAGCAACGGTCAGCTTGGTGCCGGTGTTGTAACCACCGTTTGCACCCGAGGCACCGCGCGAGACGTTCGTGGTGTACCAGGACGGCAGGCCACCCATGACACGGGTCGCGCCAGCGACAGACGCGGCATTGCTGATGATGGCAAGTTCCGTGTCTTTTTTCAGTTCGATGGCGCGCTTCAGCTTGACAGTTTTTTCCTGTTCGGCCTGGCCCGCGTTGTCCACCGACTGCTGGGTTTTGGAGATAACCCAGTCTTTGCGCATGATCTGCGTGTAGTTGCCCACGCGGACCACGGGCGTAATGGCGGCGAAGGTGTAGATGTCACCTTCAAGCTGCGCGTTTGCAGCCGGTGCCGCCAAGGTGTCAATCTCCCATTCCGGGAAGATAGAAGTTACCGATTCCTTCGAGATCATCGAATAAATCGGGGTGTCTTCCGGCGTGATGCGAGACACCACATCGGAAAGTGATTCACGGTTGCCCCTCGGGCTGGCCGTGGTGAAGGTGTTAGTAATAGCAGGCATAACGCTACCTCATGGGTAGGCAACTATTCGAAGTCGACCCGCAGGGCGTCCTTCCAGTTGCCGGATTTTGTGAGTGCGCGCATTGCCCTGTCGCTGGCTGCATTCACCGGCGCGACTGCCGGTGTGGCCTTTCCCATCCTCGGGGTTTCAATCCGCTTCTTCGCGTTGTTGCGGTTTTCCTCAGCCTTCTGCCCCAAGCGGGCGAAGTGAACGAGGCGCAATATGCGATGATCGGCGGTCGCGCTGATTTCCTCATCGGTAAACCCGAACGCTTTCGCGGCGGCCCTTACCGACTGATCAAACGCAACTCTTTTCACCGGGTCCGCAAGTGCTGGCATGGCCTTTACCAGTGCAGCTTGTTCGCGGTCGCGGTATTCCCGGAATTCAGCCTCCGAAACCGTCCGATTTTGCGCATCAACCTGGCCCCTGATGCTGACCAGTTGACCCAACTCGGCAATTGCGCTTTCACGCAAGGCCCGATGGTACTGATAGCGTCCGGGATCGGTCTGCGCCAATTGCAGGGGCGGCTCGGGGGGGATTAAGCCTTGCAGATACCCGCCAAGGTTTTGCAACGCGGTTTCCAAGACAGCATTGCGCTCGGCATACGCGGCCTTTGTGGCCTCTACCGCTTTCCGCTCCTGCGCAACTTCTGTCGTCTTCTGCGTGTAGTCCTTCTGCCGGAAATATCCGGCTTTCAGTTCCTTCAGGGTGACTTTCTCGTCCCCGTCCAGTGCGACCAACACGCTGTCATCTTCTGCCGCCGGTTCCGCATCGGGTTCTTCACCCTCGGGTTCTCCGTCCGGTTCGCTATCGTCTTCGAGTGCATCAAGGGCGGCTTCGAGGGTGTCAAAAGATTGGTCCTCGGCCTCGCCCCCTACGGCTTGCTCGTCGTCAATAGCGTAGTCCTCGCTAACCTGTTCGGTTGCGTCCATTCTCAGCATCCTTTGCTGGTAAGTTTAAACGACAGCCCTTGGAACCGGATTGGTCTTGGCCCTTACAAGGGCTTCCAACTTCCATCTCAACGACCGTATGGCGCGCACTTCGCCTAAAGCGTTGCGGCGGCATTCATCATCGCCCAGCTTTGCGCCGATAGCCGTTTCAATGGCATCGCGCTCAAGCTGTGCAAAAATCTCTTTGACAGTCTCGCTGTCCAGCAGGAATTGGGCCTCACCTGCACTCATAGCGCACCCAACAGCAGCAATGCCCTGTCTGCCTCTATCTCTAGCCGCAATGCGGCCTCATCAGCCCGCGCCAATCGCCTGATGTTCCGCCATTCCCTGCGGGACAGACGCTTGCGCTTGCAGTCGGGGGGTATGAAGTCGTCTTCAATCGTACGGTCCCCGTAAAACCGTATGGCCGCAGGTTTTCCGGAATAAGGCTTGTAAAATCCGCCCTCGGTGTAAACAACAACTACTGGATTTCGCATCTTCACCCTTCAAAAGCGGCAATGCCGCTTCATACCGCCGCCGAATGTCCGGCCATGCCGACCCGCGCTTGCAGTTCCATCAGCTTGATTTCGCGTTCTTGGCCGAGTTTTTCCCGCTCAAAATCCAGCTTCATCCGTGCAAGATCGGCCTGCATCTGCATCTTTTGCTGTTCAACCGCAGCCTTTTGTTGCGCCTCGCTTTGCTTCACCGCCAAATCGGCCTCCATCTGCGCCCTTTCCTTGTCGCGGGCGACTTCGGCCTTCATGCGCTCTGATTCCGCAGACAGTTGCAGTTTCGCTTGTTCCAGTTGAAGCGTCGTCTGCGCCTTCATCTGCTCGATCTGCATTTGGATTTGGCCCTGCGCCTGAATTTTCTCAATTTCAGGGTTTGGCGCGTTCTTTTCGGCCTCAATCTGGGCTTGGACCTGTTGCAGGTCGGGATCAGTGAAAAATGGCTGCGCGGACGCAAAGCCAGCCGTCTCCGTCATCTTTTCCAGCGTGTTATAAAGCTGATCCGGCTTCACATACGGGTTGTCCGGGCCGATGCTGAGCAACAGTTCCTTCTGAAGCCCGTAGATGACTTGCAGCACGGCCATGTCGCGCTCTTTCGTTCCACCGCCCAATCCGACGTTCACGCAGCAATCCATGTCCATGTTCCACACGGTCGGATCGTACTGCACCCATTTGCCTTTCATCTGGACCGTGCGCGGCCCGTCTGAGTGGGCAATGACCAAGCGCAGCAGGCCCTTGAACGCCTTGCGCAGGCCACCGTTTGCCAGCGACCGCACGATTGCATCCGCCTGGGCAATGGCGGGTTGCGATGCCAGCAGCGCCGTGGTGGCCGCGATATTATGCAGCTTGTCGGCCTCAAGCCCCCCGGATGCGTCCGCAATCCCCGTGCGGGCGCGCGCAACCTCGTCCATGTAGCCGAGCATTTCGTAGGACTTGTCCGCGAAGAACGGAACAACCTTCCATTGCACCACCTCATCCGCGCTTGCGCCGGATTTCAGCAACACAGGCTCGCCGAACTTGCCGTTCATCACGGCCTCGGGGTTTTCCACCCGGCTGTAATCAACGTAGGGCTGCGGGTTGTTCTGCGCATACAGGTTATCAAGCGTCTGCCGGAGTAGCGCCGTCTTGACCCGCTGCACATCCCGCAGGTCTTCATAAACGCTATGGCCTTCAAACTGGTGCGGGTCGCGTTCCATAACGACAGAAGCGTAAGGCGCTTCATCAACCGGCTCCAAGCCAAGGACCACATAAGCCCCTTCCGACCTGGTATCGGTCATCGTCGCCCCATCGCCGAAAACAATGCGATGGATTTCCGCAATCCCATCGTCATCCATATCGACGCGGACATACACCTCCCAAATCTGGACCGTTTCCAGCGCACGGCGGGTTTCGGCTTGCGTTTCGGTGTAATCGTCGCCCATACGGCTTTCGTCGTCTTCCTCCTTGGCGTCATAGGTCGGGATTCGCCAGACAAGCTCCTTGTCGTACCCCATCGACACAAGGGCCGACCGAGTGATCAGCATTTCCTCGCCAACCAACTCCGCATCCTCGATGCTTTCCGCGCCGGGAGTGATCAGGAACGACCCACGTGGCACGGCTTCGATCTTCGGCGTGATTGTCTCTTCCATGCGGCGCAGCTTGAAGGTGTGCCGCCGCGCATTGGGGTCAATCGCCAAAACCTGCGGATCGGTCTCTTCGCTCTCGCTGTAATTCGTGATGCTGTTCAACTCGTCGTCAAACAGGCCAATGACCGCTTCATCCGGCTGCTTGGTGTATTCCTGAATCGTGACCTTGCGCTTGCGATACGCCGACCATTTCAGGATGCCCGTTTTCAGCAACAGCGCGTCGTGAATGGCATCGTGAAGTGCCCGTTCCACATTGCATTCCGGCACCGAAACAGCGTTCACGTACTCCGTCGCCTGCTGCGCGCCTTCCTCGTCTTCCGGCCCGCGCGGCGTGTATTTCACCACATCTCCGCCGCCGAAAATCGTGCGCATGATCGACGGCATGATTTTCTTGATAGCCTCGCGCACGTCCATACTGACCACAGCCGACTTGTGCGGCTCTGCAGGAAAGTCGCGCATCACGCCGCCGTAATACTCCATCGCGGTCTGGCGGGATTTTTGCTGTTCATCCAGATATTCTTTGGCAGACGTGACAAGCCCCGCAACATGCGCGGCCAGCCGTTCGGTGCTGTCCAGGGCTTCTTCGTCTTGCATCGGGCTATCCTTAAACCACTGCGCGCGGCTTGAACTTTGGCACCGTCACGCGGGCAATTTGCTGCAATCCCATAACGCCACAGCGAAACGCGTCCGCGCCGTGTGATGCCCAATCGTGCAAGGGCCGCGTCTTTAGGGTCATGTTCTTGTCGTCATACTCGGCGCGATACATCCGCAGGCAATCCAAGCCCCGCGCCATGTTCTCGCCGGTCTCGTTAAACCACATCTGCGGGAACTTCATCCGCACCGCCGATATGCCTTCATCGACACCGTGGCGCGGGACAACCCGGCAATCCAAACCCCTGCCCCGCAGGAAGTCGATACGGCTTTGCCCGGTTTGCAATTCCCGCGCATCTGCGTCATGCGGCAGAAGATGCGAGTGAACCGGAAAGGGCCGCGACTTCACATAGTCAACGTAATGGTCAAGCCCGAAACCGCTGCTCTCGTAATACTCGAGCCAATGGATTTCCTTACCCACGACCTGCCCAAACCACAGGGCCATTGCATCGCCGATGCCCAAATCCCATGCGCAGAACACGTCCGCGCTTCTGTCGTGCGCTATCGGGCGGATGCGGGGTTCTGCCGCTTCCATGTCGCGCCCGTAGTAAGCGCCGACAATGGCCGCTTGGAAGCTGCACTCATACTCTTGGCTGTATTGTTCCGGCGTCATCATCGCGCGGGCATCGGCCAATTCAGCCGGGGCAATCAAGCCAGTGCGGGATGCCTGCAAGCTGCCCCAGAACCAGCCTTCTGTTTGCTTGGCCCGTTCGTAGATGCGGTAGAACTCATTCCGACCTTTTGGCGTGCCGATGAAGGTTGCCCAGCCCTGCCGATCTGACAATGCGGGGCGGATAACCTCGGGAAAGGCGCGCGGGTCTTGGTCCCCGGCTTCGTCAACGACAGCGCCGTCCAGATACAGGCCACGCAGGCGGTCGTAATTCTCTGCGCCGTAAAGCCTGATGCGCGCCCCGTTGTGCGGAAACACCACCGACAATTCGCTCTCGGACACCTTCATGCCCGGAATGGCTTGCGTGTATTCCTTCAGATAGGACCAAGCAACGTCCTTGGCCTGCCCGTAAGTCGGTGCGATGTAGGCAAAGCGCGGCTCACGGCCCTTATGCCGGATTGCGCGGATTACCAAGTCCATCACACAGGCCACGGTCTTGCCCGCGCGGCGGTGCGCTACAATGCAAGCCCAGCGTTCTTCGCGTTCCAGGTATGCCTTGAACGGCGCACGGGGAACGAACGTCAGGTTAATCTCAGGCATCGCCGCCAATGGTGACGTTGATCGTCATTTCGCCACTATGTTCAACGTCCAGCTTGTCGCCGTAGACCTTGGGGCGCAGCTTTGACGCCCGCCATTTAATCGTGTCGATCTGAAGGCGTGCAACCTGCACACTCTCTGGCGTGGCGACCTTGGCTATCTCGGCAGCTTCATCGAAAAGCGCGTCCGCTTGGTCTTCGCGCGCGCGCGCGTACCTGGCACGAAATGTTTCGTCGCTATCATTCCATCTTCGTACGGTTTCGCGGCTTGGCATTCTTGCGTCTTGCGCGATTGCCACCATGCTTTCACCGTCTGCCAATCGCTTGAGCAGTTCTTCTCTTATGTCTTCAGCAAAGGCCAT